ATTGATAGAGATGAAGCATGGTTATATAGTTCACAAGCAGATATTGACGATGATCGTACAATTCGTAAACTTACTGTTTCCGCAGTTGGTGCTACTGTTTTAGGTGATACACTTACAATGACAAGTGGTTCTCAAAATGGTGCTACCGGTATTGTGGCAAAAATTGTTGGAACAACAGAAATATGGATTATAGCAAGAGATGAAGGTGGTCCTGGTAGTTCTTCTATTGATGTAGGCACTACTGGAAACTTTGATACAACAACAGGTGGTGTAGGTGTTGGTAACGTTTCTGTTGTTGCTTTAGATACTGGAGTTACAAGAGACTATTGGACATCGTTGTTAGCTCTTAAATCTTCAGACCTTGGATTTACTGTTGATGAAATTCTTACAAGTCCAAATCTAGCATTATATGGAAATCCACCTCCAAGACAAGCATGGACATTTATGGCAAGAAATCTTACAAATACCGTTCCTGATGATGATGGTGATGCTGGACCTGCTCTGAATAACGCTAATGTTCGTACTACTGTGGTTTGGAGAGAAAGAACACAGTAAGATGCCTAATCTACTCTTCAATTATAATAACTGGCAATTTTGGGAAAACTATGCGCCACCATTATATTTTGGTCAACAGAAAGTAACTTTTTGGGGTGAAGAAAAGTTAATTCTTGTAAATGAAGGGGTGACTGAATTAAATTTTGAGGTTGATGTTTATTCTGCATGGAAAGAATGGGTACAAGATCCAAATCAAACTAATGCTAAATGGCCAGAAGCAATATCAGGAGTTGGTGGTGACCCTCTTCCTGGCGATAGAACTCTTGGTACTACGTTCTTCCTAGAAAATGGTTGGCGGATGAGACCCTGGGAAGGCGACCATACTATTACCGTTACGGGAAACATCTTCACTCGTGAAGGTAGTCCTATTTTTGTTTCACCTGTAGATAAGTGGGCAATCACGATTAACTTAAATACGTCTACCTTGGTTGAAACCGCTGCTATTGCTCTTGGTCCTGCTGCTATTGATCAAATCGTAAACAGTGTATGGTCGGAAGAATTGTCAGGCACAGCAGCATCTTCAAGGCTAATTAATGTACCACAAGATGTTTGGCAATATATTATTGATACAAGTAGAAATCAATCCGCTGGTGATAAACTCAAGAAGATTGCAACAAAAACTCAAGATATCGCTTTTTCGTAAGAATTTAATTTTATAAATAATAGAAATAAATATTGGAGGATATATTATGTCAGATACTGATACAATTAGAGATGCTATTACTAATCTACAGAATGGTGAATCACACTCTTTCAAAGATGCGATTAATTCTGTATTAATGAATAAAGCAATGGATGCTATTGAAGTTCAAAAAATTGGTGCAGGTCAATCTGTTTTTGCCGAACCAGAGATTGAAGTTACTCCAGAAGAAGATTTCGATTTAGAACCAGAGGAAGTAGCCGATGAAGAGGTTTAAAAACTTAGTTGAGTCTGTTGGCTCTCCTGCTAGCGACCAGAAACAAAAGAAAGACGATGAGAAAGAAGTGAAGGGGTATAAACCTCGTTCAAAAGGCGAAGAAGATTTCGCTAATTCTCATACAGTCGATAAGAAAGAACATCCCGTTGCTGAACCACATCAACACACTGGCGACCGCAAAGGTCCAAAGAGTGACTCTGGTGAAGACCATGACGGTCATGAAAAAGCAGGGCAGAAAGTCGATAAGACATACGCTAAGTTTATGAAGATGGGTGGTTATGGTGGTTCATCTAAACGTGCTGCTGATAAGTCTGATGGCGACACTAAAATGCCAAAGATTAAAGAAGAAGTTGAGTTTGTTGATGAAGCGTTCAAAAAAGGTTCATTAAAACTCAAGTCTGGTGAAACAGTAAAAGTAAATGAATCAGATGCTCGTGCATTGAATGATGCTTTCGATCAACTAAATCCTTCTAATAAAAAACGAATGGAAACCGAAGCAATGAAAGACAAGCAGTCTTTTGAAGCGATGGTAAAATTCGCTAAGAGTGTTTGAGGGGTAAATCATGGCACAAGTAATCACAGTCAATCAAAATAAAGGCAGTAGAGGAACAGGTGTTGTCGTCGTTCGTTCAGATGCAACAGGGTTTCTAAGTTCAAACGGTGTTGTTGGAGTAAGTAGAGCAAACACAGCTGGTGAAACAATCAGTACAATGCATATCGCTGAAGTAGCCTGGAACTGTGTGTCTGGTGCTACTTGGACATTATCTCGTGGTAATGGTGTTGGCGCAAATACTGTTTGGGTCACACATGGTCTTAGTGGTTATCACGATTTCCAAGCAAACCAAATGCGTCTTGAAGCGCCAAACACATCTGCTTCTGCTAATGTAGTATTTACTCTTGCTGGTGGAGTGGGTAATATCATTCTTAAAATGCATAAGAATTCTGGAGAATAATCGATGAAACTTATCACCGAAATGGTAGAATCTGATGTAGAATTTGTCACCGAAGCAAAAGAAGACGGTGGTAAGAATTATTTCATTGAAGGTATTTTCATGCAGGGTAACGTCAAGAACCGTAATGGTCGGATGTATCCTATGGAAACATTAGAAAAAGAAGTCAATCGTTATAATAAAGAATATGTTGAACAGAACCGTGCATATGGTGAGTTAGGTCATCCCCAAGGTCCCACGATTAATCTTGAGCGTGTATCACACATGATTAAAGAATTAAATCGTAATGGTGATAATATTATGGGTAAAGCGAAAATTATGACCGAAACTCCATATGGTAAGATCGTTAAAAATCTTATGGATGAAGGTGCTAAACTTGGTGTATCTTCCCGTGGCATGGGCACACTCAAAAAAGATAAGAAGGGTGTCAATTTAGTTCAATCAGATTTTCAGTTAGCAACTGCTGCCGATATTGTGGCAGATCCATCTGCTCCTAATGCTTTCGTTGAGGGTGTGATGGAAGGTGTGGACTGGATTCAAGATATTAATGGAAATTGGGTTTCTCAGTATATCGAAGAAACTCAAAAAGAGATTCGAAAAGTTTCAAAAGCTGAACTTGAAGAAGCAAAGGTAAATGCTTTCTTGAAGTTCTTGAAACAACTCTAAAAGATTATGATTTTATAAATAATAATAGAAACTGAATGTTTTTTAATAAGGAGAAAAACAGATGTCCGAACAAGACTTAGAAGTAATGGAGGACGTTGATGTCATTGAGACTCCTGAAGATGAGGATCTTTTAGAGTTCAAGGCTTCAATGGGTGATCCTTCTGAAGTTCCAGAGCCTGTTGCAAAATCTGGCAAAGGTGCAGTTACTAAAGGTGCCAAAGCTGGTCATGATGCAGAAGACAGTGCTACAACTGCTGTTAAACGCAAGCAATCAAAACCAGCAGAAATGAAAACAAAAGCTGGTATGATCAATGCAATGTATGGCGAGATGGCTAAGATGAAAAAAACTGATCTTCAAGCTATGTACAAAAAGATGCATGGTGAAGAAGTTGAGTTTGATGATGAAGTCATCGAAGAAGATGCCATCGAGTACAAACCACTTGCTAAAATTTCTGCAGAAGACATTGATCTTTCAGAAGATATGACAGCAATGTTCAAGGGTGCCGATCTAACTGAAGAAGCACAAGAAAAGATTCAAACAGTTTTTGAAGCTGCAGTTGTTTCAAAAGTTAACGAAATTGTCGAGAAATTTGCTATCGAAAGCGAATCTGATCTAGAAGTTACTTCTACACAATTAACAGAAGAACTTACAGAAAAGGTTGATGAGTATCTCGATTACGTTGTTCAAGAATGGGTCCAAGAAAACAAACTCGCCATCGAAAACGGTGTTAAAGCCGATATGGTTGAGTCCTTCCTCAAAGGTATGAAGGGTCTATTCGAAGAGCACTATGTTGACATCCCAGAAGAAAAAGTTGACGTAGTTGAAGAACTAATCGCCAAAGTTGACGAACTTGAAGGTAAACTCAATGAAGAGACTGACAAGAACGTTGAACTACTCGGCAAAGTTAAGGATTTTGAAAAAGAAACTGTCTTCGCAGAAAAGACAGGCGATCTTTCAGATACACAAGTTGAAAAACTTCGTGGCCTTGCTGAAGGCATCGACTTCGTTTCCGAAGAAGACTTTTCAAAGAAAATTGATATGTTAAAGTCGCAATATTTTGATATTGATGAAGAAACCGTTTCGGTTGTTGTCGATGATGAGAACGATCCTATTTCTCTTGAAGAAGAGGTTGCGGGTCCAACAGGTGCTATGGCAGTATACATGAATGCCATTTCAAAGTCTGCTAAAAAGTAACATTATTATAAATAATATGAAGGCTGATATTTTACAGTAAGGAGAAAACTCAAATGTTTCTATCTGAAGAACTAAACAAGAAGTGGCAGCCAGTCCTTGAGCATCCAGACCTAGAAGGTATTAAGGATCCTCATCGTCGTGCCGTCACAGCAACTCTACTAGAAAACCAAGAGAAGGCTTCACGTGAAGCTGCTTACGGTTCTGGTGGTTATCAAGCGCCAAGCCTACTCGGCGAAGCTGCTCCAACAAACGCATTTGGCGCTTCTGACTCACAGGGTACAGGTCCAATCGAAATCTTCGATCCAGTCCTTATCTCTCTCGTCCGTCGTTCCATGCCAAACCTAATCGCTTATGATGTTGCCGGCGTCCAGCCAATGACTGGTCCAACTGGTCTCATCTTTGCGATGCGTCCTCAGTACGCTACACAGGGTGGCGACGAAGCTCTATACAACGAAGCAGTATCCAGCTTCTCAGCAACTGCTAACAACTCTGTTGGTGGTGTTGCTTCAACTGGTGTTGATTCTGCTGGTGTACCAACAGCTGGTGCTGATCCAACTGCTCGTGCTTCTGGTTCTGGTTATACCGTTTCCCAGGGTATGTCAACAAGCACTGCTGAAGCTCTTGGTGATACCGATAACAACAGCTTCTCAGAAATGGCTTTCTCAATCGAGAAGGTTTCTGTTACTGCTAAGTCACGTGCACTCAAAGCTGAGTACACAATGGAACTAGCACAAGACCTTAAAGCAATCCATGGTCTTGACGCTGAAACAGAACTCAGCAATATTCTCTCCGCTGAGATTCTTGCTGAAATCAACCGCGAAGTTGTTCGTACAATCAACTACACTGCTACCGCTGGTGCAACAGAAAACACTGCTGTTTCCGGTACCTTCGACCTAGACGTTGACGCCAACGGTCGTTGGAGTGTTGAACGCTTCAAAGGTCTAATCTTCCAACTAGAGCGTGAAGCAAACGCCATTGCCAAAGCAACTCGTCGCGGCAAGGGTAACGTTCTAATCACTTCCTCTGATGTTGCTTCTGCACTTCAGATGGCTGGTGTTCTAGATTACACACCTGCTCTCAGCAACAACCTAAACGTTGACGATACAGGCAACACCTTCGCTGGTGTCATGAATGGTCGCATCAAGGTTTATGTTGATCCATACTTCGCCAGTGGTTCTGGTTCACAGTATGCCACAATGGGTTATAAGGGTTCAAGCGCATTTGACGCCGGTCTCTTCTATTGCCCATACGTTCCACTACAGATGGTTCGTGCAGTTGGTGAGAATACCTTCCAACCCAAAATCGGGTTCAAAACTCGTTATGGGATGGTTGCTAACCCATTCGCTACAACTGCTGCAGACGGTGCGATTGCTTTCGCTAAGAAAAATATATATTATCGTCTAATCAAAATCGACAACTTAATGTAAGAATAACAATAAAGTTGTTAGACTTAGAGGGGAGCTTCGGCTCCCCTCTTTTTTTATGTTACTCGTTATTATAAATAATGTTATGGGAATATGGATACGTAAACACATAGTCACCGTTGATGTATTATATTACATGCCAGATTATTCTGACATCATTCAGGAGTTCGTTTGGCAGACGAAAGATATTACGCCTGAGTTGCCAAAGGTTCATAACTTTTTAAATTATTGGAAAAATAATATTGAAGCAGTAATCAAAGAAGTTAATGTAAGTTATGGCGAGAAGAATGATTATAGATTTGCAGATTTGATAAAGGATACGACATGGCATTGATTCCAAAAACTGGTGTGAATATTTTAGAAGAGTCACCTCTTACACAGAATATCAATTTCTTATCACCATTAGGATTTCGATTTCAGTTAAATCGTGCTCCTAATGTAGAATACTTTTGTCAGTCTGCTACACTGCCAACTATCTCTGTTCAAGAGATTTTACAACCAAATCCATTAGCACAGATTCCACGACCAGGTGATAGAATCACATACGAACCATTTATGTTAAGATTTCGTGTTGATGAGAATATGACTAACTATCTTGAGATTCATGACTGGCTTGTTGGTATTGGTCATCCAAACGATCTAAAACAATATCGTGATCTAAAACAGGGTACTGGTGTTTATTCTGATGGATCGATTTTGATTCTTTCTTCTAATAACAATCCAAAGATTCGTATCGCTTTTGAAGATATGTTCCCTCTATCATTATCACCACTTTCGTTTGATGTTACACAATCTGATGTTGAATATCTAGAAGCCGAAGTGGTTTTCCGATATCGTCAGTTCACTGTAGAAAATCTATAAAATCTATTGACATTTTTAAAAACTACGTTATAATAGTGCTTGTAGCGCTTTTATGAATAGTTTTAATCATTTGAAAGGTATATTAATGAAGATTGATGATATTATATCTATGTGGCAAGAAGATAGTAAGATTGATGAAACTGAACTATCTCGTGAAAGTTTAAACATTCCACTTCTTCATAGTAAGTATTTACGATATTTCTCAGAAGAGAGATTAAAACTCCGTGCTTTGAAGATGAAGCAGAAACATTTGCATCAACGGTTAATGGATTACTATCGTGGTGATCTAAACAATCCTGAAGATTTAGCAGAGATTGGTCGTGAACCATATCCCCATAAAAGATTAAAACAAGAGGTATCATATTACGTTGAAAGTGACGAGGATATGGTACAAATAAATACAAAGATAGCATATCAACAAGAAATGGTAGATGTGCTTGAAGAGATTCTAAAAAGTATTAACACTCGTGGGTTTGCAATTAAAAACAGTATTGATTTTTTGAAGTTTACGAATGGTATGTGATATTCATTATGGATAATAAAAATGAAAAAACTGAATGTCGAAAGATGCATGGAGTACTTCGAATTTATTATTAGAACATAATGATGTGAAAGCGAATACATTGATCATAACGAAGTCTAACGAAGTATATATGAAGGTTGATGCTGAGCCTGTGATACGACAGGAACTCTCAGACTATTTCACGTTCTC